TGTAGCTTAGTTGGTTAAAGCGCCAGATTGTGGCTCTGGAGACCGCGAGTTCGAATCTCGTCGTTCACCCCATAAAGACCTAACACAGCAATTATTTGCTTGAAAGCACCCAACTTTTAATTGGACATATTAAGGGTCTTGTAAACAGATATTGGGGTATCGCCAAGCGGTAAGGCACAGGACTTTGACTCCTGCATTCCGATGGTTCGAATCCATCTACCCCAGCCATGTACTGAAACGGTTCAGGTCCTATCGGCCGACTGGGTAGGCGAGGGAAGTGAGGTAGGTTTACTTTGAAAAAAGTTGTAAAATCCTCCGCCTTTGGGAACTGAGAGTCCCACATGAAAAATTAGGTAAGCGTGGTTGTGAAACATAAACCCCGCCCAGTCTTTAGTACAACATATTGGGGATTGGCGCAATTGGTAGCGCGGCAGACTCTGACTCTGATGGTTATAGGTTCGAATCCTATATCCCCAGCCACAGAAGCATCACGGACAGAAATCGTGTATAAGACTTCGTCGTGTAAGTAGGACGTAGGATTAGAAGTGTCCATCGTTTAAAGAGTGGGCTATGGCGCGCGGATAGTCCTTTGGTGTCGTAACACACTACTTAGGTTGTGGGTCAACCTTAAACCCTCACTTAAATATGGGGATTTAGGCGAATGGTACAGCCGCGTTATAAGCGGGTCTCGGAAGTGACCATGTCTGCAATCTTTCTTTTGCATGAGGAGCACGTGTTTGGGGGTTCGAATCCCTCAGTCCCCACCAAGAGGAGAAATATATGACACAATCAAGAAGAAGAGTTTACAATCGCTCTTGGTATAAGAGGGAATGTAAAGAAGATATGCGTAAGCGACGTAAAGAATATAATCGAAAGATTAGACACGCAAAGATTTATGATGAAAATTTTTCCTACAAAAATTTACGCAAGTTAGATTGGAATACAATTTCATAATTAAATATTGTCGGGGGCGCAGTAGAAGCCTGCAATCGCTGAAAAGAAGAACTGGATGCTGCAGACGAAGGTTCAACAATCTAAGCGTGAGTGTTGTGTCGACAAGTACGAGACTGCCCCGCCGAGAGTATTTAATTACATATGCCAGAATAGCTCAGATGGTTAGAGCGTCCGCCTCATAAGTGGAAGGTCGTGTGTTCGATTCACACTTCTGGTACCAAGGGGTGTCATACAGTGGCCAAGTATGGCGGTCTCCAAAACCGCTCACGAGGGTTCGAATCCTTCCACCCCTGCCAATTATAACAGAAAAATTTTGACTTTTGAGAAATTTTATGTTATAATATATAAGTAAGATAAAGTTAAGGCTTGTACAGCAAATATCTTTCTAATACATAGAAGATTGGTTTTACAGAAAACTCAAATTGTTGAATTTTTAGTAAAAAGATAGTGCTTATTCCCTTTTATCTATATAATTGACAAACGGTGTTATAAGGGTTGCACATATGTACGACCGTTAAAGTCATTCAAGCCTTGTATATGCTGGCGTGGCTCAATGGCAGAGCAGCTGACTTGTTAGACAAACCTTAGTGAAAGTTGATATGGAATTAACTGCTAAACAAAAAGGAAATCTAACTGAATTACAATGTTTAACTGCTTTCTACGAGCATGGTTGTCATGTGAGTGTCCCTTTTGGAGAAAATTCTCGATATGATATGATTGCTGATGTAGATGGAAAATTGATTAGAGTTCAGGTTAAGACTTCGTCTATCAAGAATGGCGACCCCAAAGTAATAGAATTCTCTTGTAGAAGTTCTCATGTAAATTCCACTGGGGTGAAAAATATACGCTATAATGCTGATGAAATTGATTACTTTGCGACTTACTGGAATGGTAAGTGTTACTTAATCCCAGTTTCAGAATGTTCAGTAACTAAAACCTTAAGATTTGCTCCACCTAAAAACGGACAAAAAACTGGTATCTGCTTTGCAGAAGATTATGAACTTTCTAAACGATTGGAAATAATTCGAGGAGGAAGTAACTAAGGCATTGACTAACAAATCAGCAGGTTGCAGGTTCGACTCCTGTCGCCAGCTCCACTAATATCTTATTTACTGGTGCGGCAGCCTGCATTGGCAACAAACCAATCCAAATTGCTCGAACATTCTTTCCTTTCTTTGTGTTGTGTGTTGTTTTTATAGTGTAGTTCGAGAGTCGCAGATTTTTAATATGGGTAGGCGGCGAAGTCGGAGAGTCGCGGCGGACTGTAAATCCGTTCCTTATAGGTGAGTGGGTTCGACTCCCACCCTGCCCACCATTTAACTTTAAGTTAAAAATATGAGAGAAAAAGGTGTAGAAAGATGAAGTTTAGTCTGGATAAGTATAAGTTCGCATTCTTCAAGGACGAGAGCGGTAAGACAACTGTTTCTGCTCGTTCTACCTACGCTGGTAAGACTGTTAAGGGTTATGCAAAGTGTGACCCAAGAGACAATTACGATGTTGAGTCCGGTAAGGCACTTGCGGCAGCCCGTTGCAATGCTAAGATTGCCGAGAAGCGTGTAGCTCGAGCTCAGCGTCAGCTTGCTAAGGCAGCACAGATGGTTAAGGATGCACAGGCATACGAAGCAAAGATGAAGGCTTATCTGAGCGATTCTATCGTTGAAGCAGATGACGCCGAAGCTCATGTTGCTGATTTGCTTGCTAAGATGTAATCCTTAAGGGTCTGGTGGTTTCCATTTCAGACCCTTATTTTATTCGGAGGTTTGGCCGAGTGGTTTAAGGCACCGGTCTTGAAAACCGGCGGTCCAGAGATGGGCCCCAGGGTTCGAATCCCTGAGCCTCCGCCAGAGAGGAGTGTGAGTGCCATATGATGGGTGAATACAACAGAGATGTATCATTCAGAAAAGCGATGCGTAAGAAACGCATAAGCGACCATTACTGGTCATCACGCGATCACTCTTACTACGATAATCTTCACCAGTACAGCAAGAATAAAATCCATTGTTCTTGTTCAATGTGTTCTCGTAAAACCAGAAATAAGGGAAAACGCAGATATAAAGCTGGTAATTATTCTCGTAGCTTATGTTACAAAGCGTCAGATTTAAGAAAACTTATCTCTATGGATGAAAAAGAGAAATCTTATTTTGGCACAGATATGCCAAGAAGGAGAGTCCATAACTGGTGAGTAAGAAACAAAGAAAGCCAAGACCGCAACCTCCCCGTTGGGCTTGGTGGGATTTAGATGGCTGTTGGTTCTGCGACCATCGAAACGGTTGCTCTGGGTGCAAGGTCATGAAATCATATGTGGCTGAGCAGAAGAAAAAGCAGGACCGCAAGAGTAAGAAAAATTTTGATTTTTCTTAAAAATTATGATATAATATATACATAAAGTAAAGACACAGTAGCAGCAATTAAAAATTTGGATAATAAATTTTGCTTCTAACGAGATTTTAGTGGGTTCGAGTCCCACAAACGAACCTGTGTCTTGTTCGCTCGGGGGAGTGGCGGAATGGCAGACGCAGCGGACTTAAAATCCGCTGGCCGTGAGGTCGTGAGGGTTCGAGTCCCTTCTCCCCCACCAATAGTAAGTAAAACAATCGAAAGGGGGAAATACGAATGATGTTTCATCGTATGCATCTCTTCTAAGACTCTAAAGTAAAGGAGGTCTTAGAATGAGTCGTTCTTATAAGAAAACCCCTTGGTGCGGAGATAGAAAAGGGAAAGATAAAAAACGCATCGCAAATCATATTGTGCGCCAGTACCTTAAAAATCATATGGATTTAGGACTTGCGCCTGGTGACTACAAGAAACTTTATGAGACTTGGGATATCTGTGATTATGGTTGGACAATGACTTGGGAGCAATACTGGAGAAGTGAATGGAAATGGTATCGCTGGGAATGTATGATGTGGCCCAACCGAGAGCACAAAGAACCAGATAAAAAAGAGTGTTATCGCAGATGGTTAAAATTCTACCACAACAAATGATTTCAACTTGATTTTTCAAAAAAAATATGTTATAATATATATAGAAAGTTAAAGAAAAAGACTTTCTACCCCTTTAGTTCCTATCCCCTCTTGATTGTTTGGCATTTTCAACAAAGAGAAAAAGAAAATGTCTTTATACGCGGATGTGGTATAACGGCTATTATTTCTGCCTTCCAAGCAGACGACGTGGGTTCGACTCCCATCATCCGCTCCACTGGTAAAAACTTGAACTGGGAGCAAACACTAAGTTGCCTTTTTGAAACTCCTACGAAATGCAGGTGTAGTATAACGGTTAGTACAGTTGCTTGCCAAGCAACGGGCGAGGGTTCGATTCCCTTCACTTGCTCCACGATTATTGCCCTCGGGGATAATCGAGTGGACATAACTCCACTTTTCAATTATGTATGAAACCTTGAGAGCCTAACAGCAAATCTTTAATATACAAATTTTACATCAAGTAAATTATCTATTAAAGAAAATGGTAAGTAATTCTTACTAATAGGATGAAAATCTTTTGGGATTTTTGACTTAATGCGGGGCGCTTGAAATGCTTAGTAATTTGAGCCTGTATGGCTCTCGTAAACAGATACGGACTCAAACGAACGCATCTTTCAAGCGCCCCTTTTTCTTCTCTGTAGAGAGAAAATAGAGGTAAGGGTACAGCTCGCCCCTTTAAATTGTAACATTAACCCCAGCGTCCGCAGGAACACCTTGCTGGGCCCGCAAGCCTGGGATAAGTCTGGTAATGCAGATGTGAGAGCCTTCTATTTTCTCTAAAAACCAACCTTATGACAAGCGCATGGGAGAAATTCCTTAAGGTTGCCGAAAGGGTGGGAATGTAGTTTTACAGTTGGAACTAAGTGGCAATCGGCTATGTTGAAATAACAGCCGACCTAAGTCCAAAGATTAGCTTCATTCCCTGTTTACAAACATCGGTAGTGATTCGGTGTAGGGTATCTGAATAAACAGTTCCAAAACCTTGCGTAACATCGGTGCGGCCAACTCGAGTACACGGCAAGGCAAGGTGCGTAAGTTAGTGAGTTCTGTGGTCCTTGGTTCGAGTCCAAGGCTACCGACCAAAAGAGAGGATTTGAAATGAAAATTAACATCGACAAAGAAATAGATAATCATAGATGTCCTGGTATTTATCTCTGCACTGTAGCAACGACTTGCTATGAGGAATGGGAAAGAGAACATAAATGTTATCTTTGCTGGTTGGCATATTGCAGAGAACATAATATAGAAATTGATTACACGCGCCAGTAGCTCAGCTGGTAGTAGCACCAGACTTTTAATCTGGGGGTCGCGAGTTCGAACCTCGCCTGGCGCACCATCTCACTGCAGGAGACGGGATGCGTCCGGTGCCTCGTTAGCGGATCTCCGGATGGTTGGCGCTGTGAAAGTTAAATGCGTCCGCGGTAGGAGCGAAGGTTGGTCGCCTACCATTTATATGTCAACGTAGTCAAGTGGTTCAAGACGCCGGTCTGCAAAACCGGTATATGTCGTGGGTTCGAATCCCACCGTTGACTCCATTAGCAACAAGGAGAGTTGAGTATGTTAATATCAGAAGTTAGAAAAAGAAATGAAGAAATCTTAAATCAAGCAAAACATATCCAAGATTTAATTGACAGATGTGAAAACCTTGATGATGACATTGTTAATTGCGGCAATGCAGAACTTTATTACACAGCTACTGCTTCTTTATCTGCTCAACAGAAAGCTCCAATGGGAGAGAGGTTTTTGTGTAAACAATTGGGTTTAACACAAGTATCTTCTCGTTTGGACCGAGGTGACGCCCATGATGAAAATGGTTTATATTATGAGTTCAAAAATTCTTTTACTAATGTAGGAGAGAACTTAAATGTACGCCAGATTCGTCTATGGCAGGATGTTGATTTTTACTACTGCATTTATATCAACGAAAAGGATTTAAGTAAAAGCCTGTTTTTCGTTTTAACGAAAGAAGAAATGGAAAAAGAGATTGAGCTTTGCGGTGGCTATACGCATGGTACGGTCGGCGCAAATGCAGTAAATCAACATTCAGAATATTCCATTACTATTCCAGTCTACAGAGATAGTAATCCGAAAACTAAAAGGTGGAAAGAAAAGTATCTTTGTGAAGATTTAAAGAATAAAGTTTTGGGAGTTAAGAGAACAAACTAACCTGCGCGAGTTCCCTCCATGACGTGTCTCTGGGGTGGTTCCCCGAAAATGACCGTAAGTTGATTTAGAGCGTAGGCAATGGGTGAGTGAAAGCCTAACAGAATGGGAGGAATAATTGCCGAATTTCTCACCTTTCAACCAAAAGGAATAAGCTGAACGAGGGACAGTATCTGCGGAAAGTAACCCATTGAAAAATTTTTATTGATTTTTTCAAAAAAATATGATATAATATATATGTAAGGTTAAGAAAGATACTTTAACAGCAATTCAAAAACGAACTTGATATGTTCAGACAAGAATTGTCGGATGTTGGTTCATATCCAACCGAGAGAAATTTCGTAGTTCAAGTGGGTTAAAATAGAACACGACTTATCAAACAAGTGTCTTGTAACCATAAACCACCTCTCTTGTCCAAGAGAGAACAAAGTGAAAAAGGAGAAATGTGATATGAATAAGTTCATGAATGGTCTCGTTGATAATACCAACTTTACTCTGACTGAAAATGGTGGAGTAACTCATAAGACTACTAAGTCTGACCTGTTGGATATGTTCGCTATGGGCGCAGCAATGCGTAAGCGTTCCGACGAAGATGTAATTTTGATGTTCCGTAAGGCATATGCAGAGAACCCTGTGTACGCTCTGAAGTGCCTGTTTTATATCCGCGATGTGCGCGGCGGTCAGGGTGAGAGACGCTTCTTCCGCGTAGTAATGCGTGACCTCGCTAAGCAGGATACTGCGGCTGTGGTTCGCAATATGCGTCATATCCCTGAGTTTGGTCGCTGGGACGACCTGTATGTATTCGAAGGTACTCCTGCTGAGGCAGATGCTTTCGCATTCATTAAGGAGCAGTTGAACCTCGATGTTCAGTGCAAGGCTCCTTCCCTGCTCGCTAAGTGGTTGAAGTCCGAGAATACTTCTTCTCGTGAGTCTCGCCGCCTGGCAAATATTACTCGTGAGTATCTCGGCATGACTCACAAGCAGTATCGTAAGACTTTGGCTATTCTCCGTGAGCGTATCAATGTTCTGGAGCGTCTAATGTCTGAGGGTCGCTGGGACGAGATTGAGTTCGATAAGATTCCTTCTCGCGCTGGTATGATTTATAAGAACGCTTTCGCAAGACACGACCTTGAGCGTGCTAAGAACGAGAACGTTCAGACTTATGCCGACTTTGCTAAGGATACCACTAAGAAGGTCAACGCTAAGGCGCTGTATCCTTACGAGTGTGTCGCTGAAGCTATGAAGATTTTCCGTACCGGTTCCTACTGGTCTATGAGAGACCTTCCTAAGCTGGACGACACTAACCGTCTGATGGTAAACAAGTACTGGGATAACCTGGCTGATTACTTCAACGGTGCGACTTTCAACGGCCTGGCTGTTGTAGATACCTCTGGTTCTATGTGCGGCTCTGAGGCTTCTGCTCCTATCAATGTGGCTATCTCTCTCGGTCTGTACTGTGCAGAGAAGGCTAAGGGTCCTTTCGCTGGTCACTATGTGTCCTTCGCAAGCCGTCCTCAGTTGATTGCCACCGAAGGCGTTGACTTCGTTGATAAGGTGCAGCGTATCTACAAGACCAACCTTGTAGATAATACCAACATCGAGGCTACCTTCGACTTGCTTCTCGACACCGCTCTGAAGACTAAGTGCTCTCAGGACGACCTGCCTCAGAATATCATCATCATCTCTGACATGGAGTTTGATGCTGCTACTTCTGGCTGGCGCTCTACCTCCACTATCAACAGCAGAAATGCTGAGACTGTGCTTGAGGGTATCGCTCGCAAGTGGGCACAGTACGGATATCAGATGCCTCATCTGATTTTCTGGAATGTCGATGCTCGTCAGAACAACATCCCTATGTTGGGCAACGGACCTATCAGCTATGTGTCTGGTTTCTCTCCTTCCATCTTCGAGACCATCATGTCTGGCAAGACTGGATATGACCTCATGATGGAGAAGCTGAATACCGAGCGCTACGCTGTAATCGGCTAAGAAATCCCGCGGCTCGCAGAAATGTGAGCCGCTTTTTTCTGTTTAAGGAGGAAATATGGTAAAAGGTAGATTTATTGGTCAGGATGGGTCTTGCGGATTCCGTCATGGTGAGGTATATGAACTGAGCACGCAGATTCGACAGATTTACGGTTGGTGTATTTGTTTGCACGACAGAAAAAGTGGAAATTGGTGTCCTTATAGTTCTCTTGAAGCTGTACTCGAAAACTGGGAGTTTAATGTTGGACAAAATAAAATAAAACCTTTGATTTGATTTTCAAAGATATATAGTAGTAAGGTGTTTGTAACGCACCTTACTTTTTTATTACGTAAAAAGGAGGAACCAAAATGTACGAGTTAATTCTTTACAATCGTGGCTCTTCTCATATGGTTCTTGGAGATAGCTTAAAGCTTGAGGAATACCCAGGAGTTGAACCTGGTACTTTAGCTTTTGATGCTAATTCTGAAAAAGTTTTCATTGCTATTGAAGACGAGTTTGTAGAGGTTGCGGCCGCTGCTGAAGAAGCTCCAGAAGTCGAGGAGACCCCAGAAGAGACAACTCCAGTTGTGCCTGAAACTCTAACAGAAAACCCTGTTGAAGATGAGGTGGCAAATGAGGGAGAAGTTGAGTAATAAAATCTACGAGTCTGCGCCGACCGGAGATGGGCGCAAAGACCGAAAACCTGAAATAAAAATTTCGTTGGGAAATTTTTGAACTAAAAGGAGGAACTTGATATGCTTAGAATGGATAGTTGTAGTGTAAATTTTGCTGGTAGTTCCGTTGTTGCTGACAAGGTTATTGCTACTTTTACTGCTTCTTACAATGGTGAGAAGAATATTTACATCGGCATTTCTGTTGAAGACCACGCACTCTTCGCACTCCACAAGGCTGATGTTGACGCAGATTTCAAGGCTTTTACTGATAAAGTTCTTGAGTCTGTTGCTGAATTAGAGGACTAATTCTATGGGGAGGCTCTTTCTCCCCAATTTGACTTTTTGCTAATTTTATGGTATAATATAATAAACCGAATAATGGAGGTAATATTATGGATTGGTTAGCACTTTTATCTGACATTTTCGAAGTTTGTGTGCTTCCTCTTCTTGGTGTTTTAACAATGTATATTGTTAAATTTATCCAAGTTAAGAGCGCAGAAATCACTGGTAAGGTTGATAATGACCTCGCAGACAAGTACATCAATATGCTTGCTGTTACCATTGAAAACTGTGTAATTGCAACAAACCAGACATATGTCGAAGCACTTAAGGCGGCTGGTAAATTTGACGCCGAGGCTCAGAAGACTGCTTTCAATATGACAAAGAATGCTGTTATGGCAATTCTTAATGACGAAGCTAAGAAATATCTTGAGAATGCAGTTGGCGACTTGAATGAGTATATCACTCAGCAGATTGAAGCTGCTGTTAATGTTAACAAGCCACCTAAAGCCTAATGAACTGGGAGAACGATTTCGTATCGTTCTCCCTTTTTCTTGTTTATTGACTTTTTCTAAAAAATTTGATATAATATAATAAAGATAAAAATGGAGCTGATAGCATGAAGTTGAAATTTGATAAACATATTTTCCCAGCTATGGGCATTGCGGCTCTCGCTTCTCTGGTGATTATGGGTCTATTTTCTCTACTCGCTTTGATTAGCTGGTGGCTCGCATGGGTGGGAGTATTCGTTCTACTGTTCCCAGTAGCGCATAGTTTAGTTAAAAAATACAAAGATGGCGACTATACCTTTATCGACGAATTCATTAAAGATATGATTGAAGAAAATGATGAAGATGATAATAAACCTTTCAAAGGTCGTCTGGAGTAACCAAAAGCCCTTATGTAAACCATAAGGGCTTTTTTGATTTTTTAATAAAAATATGTTATAATATATATAGAAAAGTGAAAGGAGAGAAAATAAATAGTGAAAGTAATAATTGCTGGTGGCAGAGATTTCGATAACTATGATTATCTCTCCGAAATGATGAAAAGTCTGAATATTATTGTGTCAGAAGTAGTTTGCGGCGGCGCTCGAGGGGCAGATTCTTTGGGTGAGAAGTGGGCGCAGATTAACGGCATCCCCGTAAAGTATTTCCCTGCAGATTGGGATGGATTAGGGAATTACGCCGGCCACGCGCGCAATAGACAAATGGCAGAATATGCAGATTTCCTTGTAGCTTTTTGGGATGGAAAATCCAAAGGCACCCAGAATATGATTTCTACAATGCAACAGCTTGGAAAGCACGGAAAGGTGATGCGTTATGAAAACAAGGGAATGTCTAATCCTTATCCTTGGTAGTTTGGTGCTACTGGGATTATCTATGTTAAGTGTTTATATTCGATATGGAGGTTGGTAATTATGTTTGATTCTACTAATGTTCATGTGGGTGGCGCCCACTTCAACTACAATGTAAATGCAGTTAGCGGCACTCTCCGCAAATCCCATCCCAAGAGCCAGATTATTCTGCGCGAACTGAAGTGGGATAACCGAGAATTCAATGTAAACAATCCTACGACTTGGAATATGGACCACCGCATGGCTGAAGAAATTGTTATTCTTCAGGTTATGCTGATTGGTAATAACCAAGGTCTTATCGAATTTGTTCACAAGAAAGATTTTGAAGAAAGCTGGTGTTAAAATGGCTCAGAGAGAAAAGTTAATTTTTCAAAGATTGCAGGAACATTATGATGAGTCCCTGCAGTATTTCCCCGAAGAGCAGATTGTTGGCGTTTTCCTGCAGGGTTCCCAGAACTATGGTCTGGACTATGAGGGCTCTGATGTCGACACTAAGCTCATCGTCGTACCAAGTTTCAAAGATGTGTGCTTAAACAAAAAGCCCGTGTCTACCACTCATGTTCGCGCAAATGACGAGCATACTGACTGGAAGGACGTGCGCCTGTATATGGAAACTTTCCGTAAACAGAACCTTAACTTCCTCGAAATTCTGTTCACTGATTTTTACATCGTAAACCCTATGTATGTAGAACAGTGGCAGAGACTCGTAGCCAAGAGAGAAGAAATCGCAAGAATGAATGTCCATCGTGCGGTTAAGTCTATGAAAGGTATCGCTCTTGAGAAGTACCATGCAATGGAGCACAGATATCCTACTAAGGCAGACATCATCGATAAATATGGCTACGATGGTAAGCAGGTATCTCACTTAATCCGTGTTGACGACTATCTGGAAAGATACATCAACGGCGAGAGCTATCTGAGCTGCCTACATCCAACTGAGACCAAGAGAGAAAGAATCATGGATTACAAACTCCTTGATAAAATCGACTTGGAAACTGCGCGCGTCGAGGCTAAGGAATACTTAGACCACGCCGTAGCGATCGCTGACGCATTCTGCGAAGGCAAGAAGGATGAAGAAGACCCTGCAATGCGTGACCTTCTGGAAGATGTTTCTTACAACATCATGAAGATTGCGGTTGCGCGCGAGCTTAAGAAAAAGAGGAAATGGTATGACTTTTTTAAGAGATTTGCTCGTAAATAATAAACCTGTCGACATTATGTATCGTTGCAACTCTCCTTTCCCTGACATGGAGCCTGATATGCTCTATGGCTATTGCCGCTGGACCGGCAAGGAATTGGAGAGTGTCGACGGGGATAGCTACTATCTTAACGATGTGATAGATAAATATGAAATTGAAGAAGATGGAAGTCTGACAGTTTGGATTTCTGTCGTATGGAGTTCTATGAAAGGAGATTAACTATGATTACTAAATGGATTTTGACTGGCGACACTCATGGTCAAGTCGATACTCGTCTTGGTAACATTGCTCGCAACGTAGAATATACACCAGGCGAAACCGCAGTCATCATCCTTGGTGATGCAGGCGTTAATTTCTACTGTAATAAGAGCGAAAAGAAAAAGAAACATCAACTGTCTAAGTGGGGCATGCGCGTTTACTGCGTGCGTGGTAACCACGAAGAGCGTCCTGAGAATCTCGGTTATGAGGTAGCTTGGGATGAAGATGTTCAGGGTAATGTTTACATGGACCCGGACAACGCAAACATTCGCTACTTTATGGACGGCGGCGAGTACAATATCAATGGGCATTCTGTTTTGACTATTGGTGGTGCTTACTCTGTTGATAAGTATTGGCGTTTGCAGCGTGCGGCTGCGGCCGGGCAGTCCTTCTCTGGCTGGTTTAAGGACGAACAGCTAACCGCGGAGGAAATGGAAGCAATCGGCAATAAGGTTGCTAACAAGGAGTACGACTTCGTTTTCACTCACACTTGTCCTTTCTCTTGGGAGCCTACTGACTTGTTCCTTGGTTGTGTAGACCAGACTACCGTAGAGACTGGTATGGAGCTGTGGATGGATGAGTTGCGCAAGCATATTGGTTTCGGAGTTTGGTGTTTCGGTCATTTCCATGCTGACCGTATTGAGCGTCCTTGTGTAGAACAGTTCTACTGGGAATACGAAGATATGGAAACTGTATGGAATCGTTGGCATGGTCAGAAGACCTGGAACAACGAGTGGTGGCTGGATAAATCTCCAATGTTCTACTCTGAACTTGACAAAGATGACCACACTTGGGACCAAAATCCCGAATTTTCATTCCAGAATACTGGCAACGAGGAGGACTAATTGTAGTCCTCCCGATTGCACTTGACTTTTATAAAAAAATATGTTATAATATATATGTAAGAAAAAGTGATAAAGTATTTAATGGGAATAGGAGACGGTATCTATGCAGAAAAGATTGAATGTTTTGATTTCTAAAGCAGTAAAGAACAACAATGTAATCAATGAATCTGAGGTTGAGAAGGTTTTTAAGGAAGACGAACTCGACCAGGTTTACGCTCTTCTGGAAGAAGCTGGCGTAGATGTTATCGTCGACAACGCAGAGGAAGAGGCTGCTGCTGACTGGGATGCAAGCAATGCTCCTCTGACTGATTCTGTTAAACTGTATATGCGTGAGATTGGTGCAATTCCTCTACTCACTTTTGAACAGGAAAAGGCAATCGGTGAGCGTATTGTTGCAGGTGATGAATCTGCAAAGAACGAACTGGTTGAGCACAATCTTCGCCTCGTAATTTCTGTGGCTCGTAAGTATATCGGTCATGCTGGTATGACTTTCATGGACTTGGTTCAGGAAGGTAACATCGGCTTGATGAAAGCTGCTGACAAGTTTGACCCTTCCAAGGGCTATAAGTTCTCTACCTATGCTACTTGGTGGATTCGTCAGACTATCGGTCGTGCAGTCCAGGAGCAGAGCAGAACTATTCGTATCCCTGTTCATATGGTCGAAACAGCGGCTAAGATGAACAAAGCAATTCGTAAGTTGACTCAGGAACTCGAAAGAGAGCCTTCTATCGAGGAAATCGCTTCTGAAATGGGCGTTTCTGCTGATAAGATTAAGTTCTTGTTCGAAGCTAATAGAGACCCCCTGTCTCTCGATAATCGAGTAAACGACGAAGATGATGCAACCGTGGGCGACCTTGTTGCTGACCATTCTGCTGAAATGCCTGGTGATTCCATTATTCTTGAGGACAACAAGAAAATGGTAATTGCGGTTCTCGATACTCTTTCTCAGAGAGAGAAAGAAGTTATGATGCTGCGCTTCGGCATTGAGGACGATAAGCCTCGTACTCTTGAGGAAATCGGTCAGCACTTCGGTGTAACTCGTGAGAGAATTCGCCAGATTGAAACCAAGGCTCTGCGCAAATTGCGCAATCCTATTCGCAGCAAGATGCTTCACGAAGCTCTTGCTTGATACATAAGGAGTTAAATATGTACGGGGCACCTCGTTCCGTGTGGATTCCAGTAGAAGAGGGTATTGTTGGAGTTGAGTATCGTGGATACAAATGCTCTGACGAACCCGGCTCTACACATCTCTGCACGACAATTTATAAAGGTGATGGTAAGGCTGATGTATACGGTCACCTTGTTGAAAATATTACAGAATTAGATAGAGAAACTTCTTGGCAGGAGCGCGATGCGTGGTATGTTAAGCAGTTTGATTTAACCAATAGCAAAAATCAGCTGAATTTGCTGGGTTTGTTCAATGATATGTATGATGTGGGCGATGCTTACCATGAAATGTGGAACGCATGGGTTGGAGTAGACTTTTATGTAATGAACTCTGATTGCGTAGAAAATGATATTTTTCTGGTAGGAATTGCGCCGGCCCCTTGGGGGTGCGCTTCCATCGAAGACCCTGTGGCTTTTGTTGCCGAAAATGAGGACGGAACTCGATTCTGGAGTCATGGTGGAAAAGGCTGGGTTGAAGATATGCGTGAACAGATGAAAGAAATATATGAGAACTACACAAAGGGCCGCTAACAACGGCCCTTTTTATCTTTTTTGATTTTTCTTAAAAAATATGTTATAATATATATATAAAGAAATGAAGAAATGAAAGGAATTGATAATTATGAAATATTTCGTGGACTTTGAAGCTACTCAGTTTAGCAATGAAATTATTGAAATCGGATGCGTTCGTGAGGACGGAGAAGAGTTCAAGTCTTATGTTAAGGCAGACAAGAAACTTACCAACTTCATCATCAATCTGACCGGCATTACGCAGGAGATGGTTAATAACGCACCTTCGTCCGACGAAGTATTTTCCTCTTTTTATCAGTGGCTTAAAGGCGATACGAACATTGAGTTCTATTGCTATGGCAATTCTGACATTGACTTCGTTAGAAAGAATTTAAGTAAGAGTATAAATTTTGAAGCTCAGGCCGCCCTCTCTATGATTGGCATGGCTTTGAACGATTATGCGACTTCCGTGAAGAAGCATTTTGGTTTGATTAAGCCTATTGGTCTGGTTAAGGTTCTGGCTCATTATCGTGGTGTTGAATCTGTTGAACAGAGCCACGATGCACTTGAGGACGCAAAATTCCTCAAGGAAGTATTTGAATACATAAATGCAGAGGGCGAAATTGAAGAGTGTCCTTTCCCTGAATATCAGAAGCCTAAGAAAGTGGCTAAGCCTGTTCAGCCTAAGGTAGAAGTACCTTCTACTCCTCATATCGCTCGTATGCGTAAGAATACTATTGTGGAAGTTTATGAAACTATGGATGCTTGCATGAACTGGATTTATGAAGAAGTAGCCAAGAACAACAAGGCTCAGTTAACTGAGATGAAGCCTGAGAATGTTGCAAAGCGTATTCGTCGTGCAAGCTCTCAGAACCAGCCTTATATGTCTTGGAAGTTTAAGATTTATGGCGGAGACAAGGAAGTTAGTTACCTCAGCGATAACTTCACTGTTCCTACTTTTGCTGAGGAAATCGTAGTGAAAGAAGAAAATGTGGAAGGAGAAAACGAATAATGGCATATGTAGCTTATGTTACTACTCTAAAGAATTTGCGTAAGCACCCAAATGCTGATAGACTTCAGTTGGCTGAGTGCTTTGGCAACACTGTCTGTGTAAGCATGGAGTATGTTGCTGACCAGGTCGGCGTATACTTCCCAACTGATGGACAGCTTTCTGTAGAGTTCGCGGAGAAGAACAACTTGCTCCGTAAAAAGGACGAGAATGGTAACAACATTGGCGGTTACATGGACCCTGATAAGAGAAATGTTACTACTATTCGTCTGCGTGGTGAGAAGTCTGATGGACTTTTCTTGCCTCTGTCTTGCTTGGACTACTGCTACGGCGAGAACGATAAGGCAGAAAATCATTTGAAAATTGGTGATACTATCGACGTGGTAAACGGTCACGATATCTGCACCAAGTATATCCCTAAGAGAAACAACAAGACTCGCTCTAACACTCCTGAGGGTAACCGTACCCGCAAGAAGAAAGTGCCTGTGGCACCTCTGTTCATGGAGCACGCAGATACTGAGCAGTTGGCTTACAACTTGTCTGCTTTCAAGCCTGGTGACCTCGTTGAGATTACCTTGAAGATGCACGGCACTTCTCAGCGTACTGCTAACCTGCCTCGTTTCAATGGCTATAAAAGAACTCTTATGGACCGTATCTTGAGACGTGAGGGTGTGGCACAGTACAACTGGGGTTCTGTATCTGGTACTCGTAGAGTTATCCTTGCAGACTTTGATGGTGGCTATTACGGTTCTAACGAGTTCCGTGAGCAGCACTCCAAGTTCTTCGATGGCAAGCTCCATAAGGGCGAGACTGTTTACTATGAGGTAGTTGGCTTCACTACTTCTGGCGCACCTATCATGGGCGACGCTGATAACAAGAAGCTGAACGATAAGGATTTCGTAAAGCAGTACGGAAAGACTACTACTTTCTCTTATGGTTGTTCTCCAACTGGAAAGAAGACTATGTACGGTAGAGATGCAGAGGGTAACTTCGAAATCGAAACTACTGTGCCTCAGTCTGATATCTATGTCTACAGAATGACTATGACCAACGAGGATGGCGATGTGGTTGAGTACACTCCTGACTTCATGCGTTATCGTTGTGAGCAGATGGGCGTTAAGACTGTCCCAGTTTTTGCCCAGTTCATCATCCCTGAGTTCTACCAGTTGCCTGACGATGTAGGTTCTCTACAGGTGGTTGACGCTGGTGAGTATGTTCGTAAGATTGCAGAAGATTTCTACGATGGTCCAGACCCAATCGGTAAGACCCACGTTCGTGAGGGCGTAGTTGTAAGAATCGTCAACAGACCTAAGTTCTGCGCTTACAAGCATAAGAACTTCTCTTTCAAGGTGCTCGAGGGCATCATCAAGGCCGACGCTGTTGCGCCTGATATGGAAGAGGCTCAGGATGTAGCAGAGGAAAATGGGGAGGAGTAATCCTCCCTCAATATAAGGAGGAAACGAATGATTTTAGTTAATCTTTTCGGCTCTCCCGGAACTGGTAAATCTACCGGAGCCGCCTATATCTGTTCTCAGTTGAAAATGCTCGGCTTTAATGCCAAACTTGTAACTGAGTTCGCAAAGGATAAGGTTTGGGAAGAGAGTGAGGCGGTTTTCAATAACCAGGCTTACATTTTTGGTAAGCAGTATTTCCGTATCAGCCGCTGTGCTGATAAGGTAGATGTAATTGTAACTGACTCACCTTTGCTGTTATCTGTAGTTTATAACAACGACCCTGTTTTGGGCGACGAGTTTAATCAGATGGTTCGCAATGTTATGAACAGTTACGATTGTCAAAACTTCTTTTTGGTAAGAACCAAGGAATACAACCCAGTAGGTCGTTTCCAGACTGAAGAGGAGTCTGACAAGATTGCTGGAGAAATTCAGCAGATGCTCGAAGACGAGGGTATCGACTATTTGGTCTCTACTGGCGATAAGGCTGGTTATGACTGGATTGTAGGCGAAATTATCAACAAGTTAAGCAAGAACTAAGGAGGATTATTATGGCAAAGACAAGAGAGCTTCCGTGCATCCATTATGTATGCGCACACAACTGTGATTTAGGTAAGGACGCAGAGTTCTACGGTCTGTGCCAGACCTGTCCTACCTATAAAGCCCGCAAGGGTTCAGCTCCGGCGAGAACCGACAATCGTAAAAAGATTATGGCGAAGATTCGCAAAAAGGAGCTTCGAGACATCGACTAAGAAACGGGGCTTCGGCCCCTTTCTTTTGTATGGAGGGAATTTTATGAAATATATGAAATTCGTAAATGGTAAGGGCATTCAGGTGGTAAAAGATGTTGATGAAGCCTGTGATGACTTTACCGCAAATATTAAAGAGTTATTTCATGCTGAAAAAGCAAGAAATGATAGGCTTCAGGCAGAAAATGAGCGTCTTCATGACGAACATTATGAAAACAAAGAAATCCAGAAGCTAACAGACCAGATTGCAGAGATGCGCTCGTCGCTCGGTTATTCGTTCCGTCTGGACAAATCAGACTGGGACCGCATTCATGAGTGGCAAGATACTCACATGGCCGAGGCGCATGGTCTTGATACTTCGGAAAAGAGATTGCAGGCTGGTGGTGCGATTGGAGGTATGTGGACATATGAATTTGTACCTACATCTATTGGTACTGTTGGTACTTGCATATGCGGAAAATGTAAGGAAAAATTTACTTTCCAAGATTTAATGTAAAGGAGAATTACGATGGCAGTAAGAGATATGACATGGAATATCTTCAACAAGGAAACTGGTCAGGTTTTAACTTGGGAAGAGAAAGCTATCGACTTTGCTTCTGAAGAGTCCGCAAAGGCATTCCTCGCTTTAAATGGCGAACTTGTAGATACTGCAGAAGTAAAGCAGGGTATTCTTTATTATGACGGCGGATACATTTCAGAATCTGACCTCGTTCATATCTGGCAACAGGAAATGATTAAAGAGCTCCAAGAAATGGGACATATGCCTGACCAGGAGGAAGAATAATGAGTGTTTGCGGCGGTTGCCCATATCCATATGAAGCCGACATTGCTGGTGAAGAGCGTAGCAAAAACACCGATGATTATTGCGGCTATGGCTGTTCTTTTGAGGACGCAGCTTATCGCGCTCAGTGGGCATATGATAGACTAATGGAGCGCTATGAAGAGCTTGAGAAAGAGCATGAACTTCTCAAAGCTGAAGCGGATATCATGCGACATAAACTAAAGTACATGGAGGATGACGGGAAATGATTGATAAGTTCGATGGCGAATTTGCATTTTTAAGTAACTTCTACCCTTGTACTGTTCGTGATGGGAAGCTTACCTTCCCGTCTACTGAGCACTACTTCCAAGCGATGAAGACTCTCGATATGGTGGAGCGCATTAACATCTCACGTGCGGCTACTCCTGGTGAGTCTAAGAAAATGGGTCGTAGCGTTAAGTTGCGCCCAGATTGGGAAGAAGTGAAACTATCAGTTATGGAAACTGCGCTCCGTCAAAAGTTCGCAGACCCTGAACTGGCGGCGAAGTTAAAGGCGACCGGAAATGAAGAGCTCGTTGAAGGTAACTGGTGGAACGACACCTATTGGGGCGTATGTAGGGGTGTCGGCGAGAACAACCTCGGCAAACTCCTCATGAAGATTAGGTCCGAACTCTAATGAAAAGTATCCTGGCCTCCATCCTTATTGGGTTTGGAGTTGCGGTTTTATTATTCCTTGGCAATCCGCTTGGCCCCGTGCTTTTTGCTTTTGGACTAATGGGCGTTTGTTACCTACAGGCTGACTTGTATACCGGCAGAGCTGGCTATTATTGGAAAGATAGAAAGGCTGAATTAGCCAAGATTTTGGTAATCAACCTTGTTGCTGGCTATGTGTTTGGTTTACTACTTAGCTATTGCTCACCACAGTTAATCCCAGTAGCGCTGGAAAAAGTTGCGAGTTGGGATTTTTCAGTAGCATTTTTTATTCGTTCCGTATTCTGCGGAATGATTATGTACATATGTGTTGATTTGTTTAAGAGAGGGACTTATGTTGGAATATTGTATGGAGTCCCTCTATTTATCTTCTGTGGTTTTCAACATTGCATTGCAAATGTTATTGTTCTCGGCGTAGCACACGCTTGGTCTTGGACTTTAATTTTAGCAATTTTAGGAAATTTAGTAGGAAGTATGATAATCAACACACTTTCTAAATAAAAAATCTTAATTGATTTTATTAAAAATATATGATATAATATATATGTAAAGAAGTGAAAGAGAGGTATATCAGAAATGTCATTTATGGTTGACTCTTTTGAAGAGAAAGTAGCAAAATTAAATGATTTAATTGCCAAGAGCAATCGAATCGTCTTTTTCGGCGGAGCCGGAGTTTCGACGGAGTCTGGTATACCCGACTTCCGCTCAAAAGATGGTTTATATAATCAACACGATGTTCAGTTCGATATGTTTGAGCCAGAGTATCTGTTAAGTCATAGTTGTTTGTACCAGAACCCGAAAGTCTTTTATGAGTTTTATAGACAGAAACTCGACTGTCGTGGTATCGAACCGAACATCACTCACTATAAGCTGGCTGAACTGGAGAAGTGCGGCAAGCTGCTCTCCGTGGTAACTCAGAACATCGACGGTCTGCACCAAAAGGCAGGCTCTAAGATGGTACATGAAATCCACGGCACAACTGAAAAAAATTATTGTCCTCGCTGCGGCAAGAAGTATTCAGCTGATTATATCTTCGAATGCGAAGATTTGATTCCGAAATGCGAATGCGGCGGGACTATTCGTCCGGCAGTTACTCTCTATGAAGAGAATCTGCCCGAAGATGCGTGGAGTGGCGCAAACCACGATATGTATAGCGCCGACTTAATTATCATCGGAGGCACTTCGCTGTCAGTTTATCCTGCGGCAAGTCTGGTGGTAGGTCAGCGTTGCCCTATCGTTGTTATCAACAAGGGTGCAACAGATATGCCTCGTTTGAAGACTGCAATTACTTTTGATTGCGGCTTAGGTGAGGTATTCTCAAAAATTAAAACAGATTATGAGGTGTAAAGAAATGAAGCTGGAAGTTTTGCAGAAAGAAAAAGTTAATGCAATGAAGAATAAGGACGAGAAGCGTAAGGCTGTCCTTTCTGAGATGATTGACATGGTTCAGAAGGCTTCTATCACTGCGAAGGGTAGAGTCGAGATTACTGAGCAACTCGTCGATGAAACTCTGATTAAATATCAGAAGATGACTCAGGAAATGATTGATACCTGTCCTGCATCTCGTACCGATAAGTTGGCAGAATATGAAGCTGCTATGGTGATTGTTAAGGAGTATGCTCCTCAGCTCATCACCGATGAGACCGAAATCAAGGGTATGATTCTCGATGTCCTGAACAACGAGTATGCTCTTGAGAAAAAGAATCGCGGTCAGATTATGAAGATTGTAATGCCTGTTCTCAAGGGTAAGGTAGATATGGCTGTCGCTAACAAGGTTATCGGCTCTATGCTCGTGTAAGGAGGTCTATATGCCAGTACATGACGACTTAGGCACTCGTATGAAAGAATTCTACGAGGGTGTTCCAAAAACTCGACTAATGCGCCGTACTCCTGTGGCGATTAGAATTGACGGTAAGGCTTTTCACACTTTCACCAGAGGTTTCAAACGACCTTTTGATGAAATTTTGATTAAGTCTATGCAGGAGACAACTAAATACCTTTGCGAACACATTCAGGGTTGTGTACTCGGCTATACCCAGTCTGATGAGATTACTCTCATCCTTGTAGACTATAAGCATCTCGACAGCTCTGCATGGTTCGACTATGAGGTTCAGAAGCTGTGTTCTATTTCTGCGTCCATGGCTACCATGGCGTTTAACCAGATTTTCACTGGTCATATTCACACTATGATGACTCATTTCCACTACGGTGAAGAGTGGGATTATGACGAGTTGGAGAGAGAGTATGGACTGACTCGCGCAGACCTTGAATTGGGTTCTGACTTCTGGGATAAGAGATGGACTCTATATCAGCAAAAGATGGGAACTGCGATGTTCGATGCTCGAGCATTCAATATCCCAAGAGAAGAAGTAACTAACCTTATTTACTGGCGCCAGTTAGATGCAACTCGTAACAGTATTCAAATGGTTGGTCAGGCTAACTTCTCTCACAGAGAACTGCAGGGTAAGAGCTGCAACATGATTCAGGATATGCTTCACGAAGAGAAGGGCATTAACTGGAACGATTTTCCAACTCACCAGAAGAGAGGAACTTGCGTTGTGCGCAAGCCCGGTAAACTGGAGATTGAGCGAAAAACTATCGAAAAAGAATTTGGTGAACCCGAAGTTCGTGAAATTGCTCGTCAGTATTACGAATGGGTAATTGACACCGAAATTCCGATTTTCAAAGGTGAAGGTCGTGCATATATTGAAGACCTAATTCAGCCAGAGGAGGACTAAATATGAAAATGTATATTCCTTTTGGTGACTGGTCTGATGATGGTCATGGAAAATATGACAAGGTGCTTGTTGATGCACCTTCTATGACTCAACTTTTTAATGCCCAACAGGCAATTAAGTTTGAGTATGGTGAGCATTTCTTTGATGGAATGGCTGACCAGTATGAAGAGCCGCATTTCAGTGATGATGTGTGGCAGGCTCTCAAGGATTCTAACTATCCTATTGAGAGAATGTGGGAAACTGAAGATTGGAATGATTGGAGTGAATGTAACTCTATTGATGAAGTGCTTGCGGTAGACGCTTGCCCGTCCCTAAGCCTCAACTTTGTTATCGATGCTTTCATTTGGCTTTTAAATTGGAAGGGCGCAGAAATTACTCGTCTTGATGCCAAGGACGACATTCCAATGATTTGTAACTGGACTTGTAATGGTTTTGAAACCGTTGGTTATGGTTGTTTCTGGTAATAAAAATTATAATTGATTTTTTATAAAAAATATGTTATAATATTTATATGAAAAGTAAGAAAGGAAATTACATACGATGTTCAATACAAAGACTATTCAAGTTTCAGAAGTAGATAATTTTCAAGCGAAAATCGAGGAGTTAACCGGCGCGGCCGCGGTGTCTCATGCTCTTATTGAGCAGACTATCACCGACCTTAAGGCTAACAGTGCTGCTATGACTTCTCAGAAGAACAGCATCGACAAGATGATTGAGGTGCTCGTTTCTAAGAGAACTGTTCTGGAAGGCGCAATCGCTGCAAACACTACTTTCATCGCAAAGTTGGAAGAGGCTTGCACTTGTGACGCTTGCACCGCAGAATAAGAGATAAAGGAGTGTAGTGAATATGGGAAGATATGATGAAGAGAATTATGGCGGTTCTCCTATGAGTCGCCAGCAGAGAGACCTTGTTCTTTCTGTTAATGAGTTCTGCTTCCTGCAGAACAAGACCAACGGTTCTATTAAGTCCCATGTTGGTCCGCTGACTATGACTATTAGCCAGCAGGAAGCTCTGGTAACTTTCAATACCAGAACTAAGAAGTTTGAGGAAACCCAGGACTTCGAGAAGGCAAGACAGCTTTTTGTCAGCGCTCCCGAAGGTTGGTATGTAATCCTCAAGAACCCTTGCACTGACGGACAGTATCCTGAGTCCGGCAAGGCAAATGCAATTCCGCAGTCTATGAAGATTGGTACCAAGGTAAACATTCCTGGTCCTGTATCTTTCGCTTTGTATCCGGGCCAGATGGCAAAGGTTGTTCGTGGTCACAGACTTCGTTCCAACCAGTATCTGCTTGCTCGTGTATACGACGCACAGGCTGCTATGAAGAATATCGCAAGTGCTACCATCGTTGATGCTGAGGGTAAGGAAGTTGCCCAGAAGCAGGAGGAGTACTTCATGGGTCAGCTGCTCGTTATCAAGGGTACTGAAGTTTCCTTCTATGTACCTCCTACTGGTATCGAAGTAATTGCTGTCAACAACGATGACAAGATGGGCTTTGTGCGCGAGGCTGTTACTCTGGAACGCCTGGAGTATGCAATCCTTAAGGACGAAGATGGTGAGAAGAGATATGTCCATGGTCCTGCCGTGGTATTCCCTAAGCCTACTGAGACTTTCGTTGAGAGTCCTAAGGGCGGCTCTATCTTCCGCGCATTGGAGCTTTCTCCTATCAGCGGTATCTACATCAAGGTAATTGCTGCATATAAGGATGAAGATGGCACTGAGCATCCTACTGGTGAAGAACTGTTCATCACTGGTAAGGAACAGATGATTTATTATCCTCGTCCTGAACACGCGATGATTCAGTACGACGGTAAGTATATGCACCACGCTATCGCAATTCCTGAGGGCGAAGGTCGTTATATCCTCAACAGACTTACTGGTGAGATTAAGACCATCAAGGGACCTCAGATGTACCTGCCTGACCCTCGTAAGGAAGTTGTGGTTAAGCGTAAGCTGACTGCTAAGGAATGTGCTCTGCTCTACCCTGGCAACATGGAAGTTCTGGAGTACAACGGCAATCTGTCTGAGAAGGTAACTGAGAAGATGGCTCGTAAGGGCATGACCAATGCACTCACTGATGCTATCAACTGTGCTTACAGCACCTCTAACCAGCTCGACACTCTGGCAATTTTCGAGGCAAATGCCAATATCAGTCGTGGTGTTTCCTACACCAAACCTCGCACTATTACTCTCGACACCAAGTATGAGGGTGTAGTTGCAGTCGATGTATGGACTGGTTACGCTATCAATGTCGTTTCCAAGTCTGGTAAGAGAGAAGTTGTGGTTGGTCCTACCACCCGCCTGCTCGATTACGATGAAACCGTGGAAGCAATGAGCCTGTCTACTGGTCGTCCTAAGACCACTGACAATCTGCTCACTACTGCGTTCCTTCGCATTGAGAACAACAAGGTTGCCGACCTCATCAATGTTCAGACCTCTGACTTTGTTGATGTTCAGGTTAAGCTGTCCTACTGTGTAAACTTCCTTGAAGAGCACAAGGATAAGTGGTTTTCTGTTGAAAACTATGTCAAGTATATGACTGACCATATGAGAAGCCTGCTTAAGAGAGAAGTGAAGAACCACACTATCCAGGATTTCTATGCAAACAGCACTGACATTGTTCGTGCTTGCGTGCTGGGTGTTTCTGAGGATGGTAAGACTAAGGGTCGCTTCTTCGCAGAGAATGGTATGATGGTTTATGATGTTGAAGTCCTCAGCATCAAGATGGCCGCTTCCGTTGCTAATATGTTCGAGGACCATCAGTTCGAGATGATTAGCAAGACTCTGGAACTCTCTGACGCTGAAGCTAAGATGAAGGTCGTTGAAGCTCTGGCTGCTGTTGAAAAGCAGGAAGCTGAGTTGAAGAACGCCAACGCTCTGTACAGACTGGCTCTTGACCAGAAGGTACAGGAAGAGAAGTTGGCTCGTGACGAGGCCCTCAAGGCTAAGCAGAGAGCGGCTGCCGCTGCTGAAGTTCAGGCTAAGAAGGACTTGCAGGAAGTCCTGACTGCAATCCAGACCGCTGAATTGGCTCGTAAGAAGGCTATCACTGACGCTGAGACCGCTCACGCTAAGGAAATGGCTGAAATCGAGGCTGAAAAGCAGAAGGCATATGCTAAGACTGTTAAGGAAATCATGGAATCCATTACTCCTGACCTGGTTGCTGCTCTGTCTACCAAGGCAAACGCAGAGGCTCTGGAAGCTGTAACCGGCAACATGGCACCTTACGCTCTGGCTAACGGTGAATCTGTGGCTGAGACTGTTGACAAGCTCCTGAGAGGCACTACCCTCGAAGGTGTCTTGACCGACATTGCTAAGGCTAAGAACGCCTAAGAGATAGATAGAGGGCGAGGGTAAAACCTCGCCCTTGATTTTTTATAAAATATATGTTATAATATATATATAAAGTAAGAAAAGGAGTTAATACCTTATGAAAGTTATTGTTGTAGTTGATATGCAGAATGATTTCATCGATGGCGCCCTGGGTAGTCCTGAGGCTCAGGCAATCGTTCCTGTGATGGTGGAGCGTCTGAAAGAACTGAACGCCGGTGATAATCTGATTATGTTCACCAAGGACACCCATTACGCTGACTATATGGATACCCAGGAGGGTAAGAACCTGCCTGTTCCCCACTGTATCGAGGGTACTCCGGGCTGGAGCATTAATAAGCAGATTTCCAGCGTTGTGGACTATGGTAGCAATTTCTGCTTCTACTCTGCTAAGGACATTATGAAGAGCCGTGTTCTCAAGAATACCTTTGGTTCTATCCGCCTGGCTGAGATTATCCGCGACATTCTCCCCGACAATCCTATCGACGAGGTTATCCTCATGGGCGTTTGCACCGATATCTGCGTTGTTTCCAATGCAATGCTGATTAAGGCTTACTGCCCTGAAGTGCAGGTAACTGTTGACGCAAGTTGCTGCGCCGGCGTTACTCCCGAGCGTCATCTGGCAGCTCTGGAAACTATGAAGTCTTGCCAGATTAAGGTTATCAATGAATGATGAACAAATTGCTTTTCTAAAGCAAAACGATATTCCTTACTCCCCATCCCTCTTCATATATGCAAAGCAAAATTTCAAAAAGTATTGTGCAATATTGAGATTGGCTGCATATAGGCAGATGGGATGGGAAGATAGTGACCGAATCGAAGAAGTTTATAGTAGATTGATAAAGGAGAAGTAATATGATTCGAATTGGAAATGTTGTAATTGACCAGCTTTCTTATCCCGACAACACCCTGCTCATGCATCTGCCGGAGCAGCTGGAAAACGGCCTGGTAATCTGGAATTATGAGAATGATGCCGAGTTGTTTACCATCATCTGCATCCGCAAGCACTATCAGCACCTTCCTCTGAGCCTGTATATGCCTTACTGCCCTCACGCTCGTATGGACCGGGTTAAGGCTCCTACTGATGTGTTTACGCTGAAGTATTTCTGCGAAACCATCAATGACCTGGGATTTGCTGCTGTGTACATCGAAGACCCCCATTCCAATGTGTGCGAGGCTCTTCTGGATAATGTGCAGGTTGTATCTGCACAGGCCCATATCGAAACTGTAATCGAAAAGATTGCAGACGAAAATCTGGTTATGTGCTACCCTGACGAGGGCGCAATGAAGCGTTACTCTGGTATGGTAAACAAGCCTTATTCCTTTGGCGTGAAGCGTCGTAACTGGGCAGATGGTAAGATTGAGGGTCTGGACCTCATGCATCCCGATGTAGTTGTCGGCAAGAATGTTCTGATTGTTGACGATATCTGCTCTCGTGGTGGCACTTTCTACCATACTGCTAAGGCTCTCAAGGACGCTGGCGCAGCAAAGGTTTATCTCTATGTCACTCACTGTGAGATGACTATTTTCAATGGAGATTTGGTGAATTCTGGTCTGGTAGAGAAGATTTTCACTACCAATAGCATCTTCCCTGGAAATGCTCAGAATGAACTGATTGAGATTATTTAAGAAAGGAACTGAACCAAATGAAAAAGTTTTTGGCTTTGATTTTGGCTCTGTGTATGTGTTTCAGCTTGGTTGCCTGTGCGGGCGACCCTGCTCCTGACACAACCGAGCCGGACACTTCGATTTCCGAAACTATTGACCCTTCCGAGGATGAGACTGCTGTGGACGAAGTCGTTTTTAATCCTGTTACTTTGGTTTCTAATGACCGTGTCATCTTCAGAGTAACAAGTAAACCTTATCGTGACGACTTCTGGGATGCTTATACTGTTGATGTTTATGTTGAGAACCCAACAGATAAGACAATCTATGTTGCCATGGTCGAGACTTCGGTTAATGACTGTATGATTGACCCTTATTTCACGATTGAAATTGCGGAAGGTAAAAAGGCAAATGAAACCTTCTCGTTTATGAAGGAAGACCTTGACCGCAATAACATTACAGAAAGCATTGATAAAATTGCCTTTAAACTGGCAATTTACGACGCTGATTGGAATGAGCTCTATCGTACGGACGAGCTGTCCATTACTTTTGAATAAAGAAAAGATAGAGAAGCCCTATGCAAATAGGGCTTCTTTGATTTTTTAATAAAAATATGTTATAATATATATAGAAAGTAAGGAAAGAGAAAAAAACAAGAGAAAAGGAGAAAAGCCATGCATCAGCACTTTATTAAAGGCAAAAAGTTACTGTTAATTTACAAAGATGGCACCCAAGAGGTAGCTAAGTATAGAGTGTCTGATAAAGGAACCTTGTATTTCTCAGACCATAAACCCGTTCCTCTCAGCAAGTTGAGATGCGCTGGGTACTACAAAGAAGGAAAGAATGGTGTATACAATGAATGAATTTTGGGAAAAAGAATGGGCGAAATGCCCAGAAGCTGATGGAATTGATTTCGTACCTATTGGTTGGTGGCCGTGGTCACCCGGTTTACCAGTAGCGCAATCTAATGTAAAGGCGGATTTTGAAAATCCCAATTTCTGCTATCCTCGCTCTGGTCGCTTCTTTTGGAAATGGGTTGATGGTAAAAAGCAATACATTCTTCAGCCTCATATGATTGAATATTTTCAAAAGGAATTTTGTAGTCATTGCGGCACCCAGAGATGTCCTGGCGATGCCGAAGCAATTGCTACCTGCGGTCATGCAGAAAGGAAGCCTAAGATGAAGAAACAAGCCTATGTGTCAGTAACTTATCTATTCACTTTTGAGCCGAGTGAAGTTGGAGTTTCAGAAGATTGTACAGAATCTGAATTCGAAGCTGCAATTGACGGCTACTTAAATCGCGTCTTTGAAGAAGTTCAAGGCGCAGCGGATATTATTCCGAATGACATTGAAGTTGATATCAAAGGCGATTTTGAATAAGAAAAGGAGATTTAAGATATGAATTTTCGTAAGATGATTATGCTGTACAGTGACTCTTATAAGCAGTGCCACCCTCTGATGTATCCCGATAACCAGGAGTATCTGGTATCTTATCTGACTGCTCGAAAGGCAATGAATGACAACTTCCCTAAGATGGTTGTTTATGGTATTCAGCCTTTCATTATGGATATGCAGAAGGGCTTTGAAGAGTTCTTCTATGAAACCATCGAACAGGTTATGTATGAATATGACCATTACATCGATGCCCACCTTGGTCTTGGCAATGTGGCGCGAGACCGTATCGTCGAACTGCATGAACTGGGCTACCTGCCCGTAGAAATCCGCGCAATTCCCGAGGGTTCTGTAATCAATATGGGAATTCCTCTGGTTGAGATGCGCAATACCCATCCTCGTTTCGCCTGGGTTATTCAGTGGCTTGAGTGCCTGCTTCAGACTGAAGTGTGGCCTATGTGCGCATATGCGACCGTAGGTTGGGAGTACCACAAGGTTGCTGAGAAGTTCTATTCTCATACCGCACCTGGCGCCGACCCTTATATGGCAATGGCTGACTTCGGTTTCCGTGGCATGAGCTGCCTGGAAGATGCAACTCGTTGCTCTGCTTCTTGGCTCCTGTCTTTCAATAAGACTTCTACCATTCCTGCTCTGCCTTATCTGGACGAGTACTACTATGCTAACTGTGCAGAGCACAAGATTGGCATTGGCGCCGTTTCCACTGAGCACTCTGTTATGGCTGCTAACTACGCAATCGATGGTGATGAAATTACTTTCGTAAAGCGTATGCTGACTGAAATCTATCCTAATACCAGTTTCTCTATGGTATCTGATACCTATGACTACTGGAATATGGTAAACAATATCATTCCTGCTTGCAAGGACGAAATTCTCGCCCACAATGGCAAACTGCTCATTCGTCCTGACTCCGGCGACATGGTTGCTATCTCCGTTGGCACTATCCAGAAGCTGTGGGATGTTTTTGGCGGCACTATCAATGCTGCTGGTTACAAGGTCCTCGACCCTCATATTGGTCTGATTTACGGCGATGGCTGCACTCTGAACCGCGTTGAGCAGATTTATGAATCCCTCGAAAAACTGGGCTTTGCTTCCACTAATGTGGTCTTCGGCGTTGGCGCTTTCTGTTTCCACGCTCTGTTCAGCCCGGACAACAAGTTCACTGTTCTGACTCGTGATACTTGGGGCATGGCTATGAAGGCTACTTATGGTGTCTTCGGTGGTAAGGAAGTTCCTATCTACAAGGACCCTAAGACCGACGTTGGCGGACTGAAGAAGTCTCAGAAGGGTTGCTGCATGGTTCAGAAGCATCCCGATGGCACTTTCGAGTGCATTGATGGTTTCTCTGAGTGGGTTGACGACAATCTCACTGTTATGAAGACTATCTACAAGGATGGTCAGTACTACAATCTGCAGACTTTCCAGCAGATTCGTGCAAATCTTTATCCGGAGGTACACTAATGATAGTTCATATGCCTGGTGACTTACTCAAAGTACAGAAAGACATGAATCTTGATGTGATTTGCCATCAGGTGAATTGTCAGGGTAAAATGGCGTCTGGTATCGCGAAGCAGATTCGCGATACCTACCCGCAAGTTTATGATGCATATCGAGCAAAATATGATGCAATGGTAACATTGGGCGTTAATATGATGCTTGGTGATGTTCAGCTCGTTCCTCTGTATGAGGACTTTATGAAAGACATTAAACATCAACATGTCTGCAATATGTTTGCACAGAATAACTATGGTTATGATGGCAAGCGTTACACTTCCTATGATGCGTTTTGGATTTGTTTGAATAATCTCAAGCAGGTTCTTCCTAAGGGGTCTACAATCGGTTTCCCTTATCTGATTGGCTGTGACCGCGGTGGCGCAAACTGGAATGTAATCGAAGCAATGATTCGAGAAGTTTTTGATGAAGACTATATAGTCTATATCGTTCATTATAACGGAGGAAAGTAAAATGGGTAAGGATAAGAGAAAGTGGGAATTTGACCCCAAATATCAGATTGAATACACTGTTGAGTGGATTCGTAAATATTTCGTGAAGAATGCCGGTCCCGAGACCAAAGCTATCATCGGTATTTCCGGCGGTAAGGATTCTACAATTGCGGCCGCCCTGCTTGTCCGAGCACTGGGCGCAGACAGGGTTCACGGCGTATTGATGCCTTGTGGCACTCAGGCAGACATCGCGCATTCCTATGAAGTCTGCGAGGCTCTTGGTATCAAGTATGATGAAATCAATATCGAGCCTGCAGTTGATGCATTTTATGGTTGCGTGGGTCGTGGTGATTGCGAAATTCCTGCTGTTCGCACTAATGTTCCTGCTCGTATGCGTATGGTAACTCTATATGCTATCGCAGCAATTTATGGAGGTCGTGTAGTCAATACTGGTAACTGGTCCGAGGGTTGGATTGGTTACACCACCAAGTATGGCGATCTCGCCGGCGACTTCCATCTGTTCCAGGAGCTGACTGTTCGTGAAGTTCTCATGATGGGTCGTGCGATGAAGGAAATCCCTCGTCACCTGGTTGATAAGGCGCCTGCGGATGGTATGACTGGTCAGACTGATGAAGACAATATGGGCGTAACTTATGACCAGATTGATGATTATCTGCTTCTGGACATTATCCCCGATGTCGATACTTGGCGTAATATGAGCCAGCGTCATGCAAGAAATGAACACAAGAAATGCATTAACTTGCCTGGCCCTCGCGCCGAAGGTCGTAACGACAATTATCATTGGCATTTCTAAACAGAAGAGGACTTATGTAAACCATAAGTCCTTTTTTGATTTTTATAAAAAAATATGTTATAATATATATACAAAGTTAAGAAATAAATAAAAAAAGAAAGGAGCGATTAGCGATGGCTCATTATGCTTGTTCTGATATTCACGGAATGATGGTATTTTACAAGACAATTAAAGAGTTTCTTCAGCCCGATGATATTGTGTATTTCTTGGGCGATGCTGGTGACCGCGGTCCCGAACCTTGGGAATGTATCAAAGCAATTTTGAATGACCCTCAGTTTATTTACATTAAGGGAAACCACGAGGATATGCTCGTTAACGCTCTTGGTAAGGGATTCGGTCGTAACTACAACCTGCTTCGTAGCAACGGCGGTGGAAACACCTACAAGCAGTGTATGGAAGAAGAAGATTGGGCTCAGTGGAGAATCAAGATGCTTCAGCTTCCAACAAAAGCCGTTTATGTAAATGCGCAAGGCGAGACCGTATATCTCTCTCATGCAGGCTTCACTCCTCGTGAGCGCGACGGACAACTCGCGTGGAACTGGGACGAAGATTTGATTTGGAGTCGAGACCATTTCCTTGATGCGTGGCCTGAAGATGAAATGTTCAAAAAGGCGATTGTAATTCATGGACACACTCCTACTCCATATCTCTTGGATGAAATTGACCCTGCGTGCCGTATGGGCGAGGTTGAACCTGGCGCCATTTGGTACTGTGATGGTCACAAGTGTTGTATTGATGCAGGTGCGGTATTTACAGGTTACTTCTCACTGATGAACCTTGATACTTGGGAAGAAGAGGTCTTCAACACTACACCTTATCTGTAATTTTGATTTTTTATAAAAAATATGATATAATATATATATAAGGTAAAGAAAGAAGTTGATAAGAAATGGAGAACAAATATGGCAAGAGCAATGGTAGAGCATAATTTTTATTGTATGAACTGTGGTAAAAAGGGTATTCCGCTGATGCGAAACAAGGGTTTCCAGCATGGTAAGCATCATCGAAAGAAGCTCTACTGTCCGTTTTGCAAAGTCGAGGTAAATCACATCGAGTGTAAAACCTACGAAGATGTTCAGGAGTTTCTTGAAGCTTTTGAAAATGGAGATTATAAGGAAGAGGCTGCAGAGTCTATGTCCTTTATCGAATCTGAAAAAGGAGGTATGTAAATGAAGCAGAAAAATGTGTTTTTGATGTGTGGCGTGCCGGGTTCCGGCAAGACTACTTGGGTTAAGAACCAGCTCGCTATGAGCAATGTCGGTGGAGTTCATATCTCTCGCGATGAAGTTCGATTTTCCATGATTGGAGAAGACGAAGATTACTTTGCTCGTGAGAACGAAGTATTCTCCGCTTTTTGTTCCAAAATCCAAGAGGCGTTGGAAGATGTGGCAGGTCCTGCTAATGTCTTCATCGACGCAACTCACTTGAGCGAAAAGGCTCGCAACAAAGTTCTCGACAGATTGGACTTGCGCAATGTGGTCAATCTGTACGCAGTAGATTTCAACATTCCTTTGGACATTTGTCTGGCACAGAATGATTTGCGTTCTGGTCGAGCTTTCGTTCCTAAGAGCGTAGTTCGCAGAATGTGGCATCAGTACCAGCGTCCTACTGAGAATGAGAAATATAAATATCAGGTGCTCACTGTGGCACCAAGAGAGGAGACAGAAAATGAGTAAAATTTGGTTCACAAGCGATACTCACTTCTGTCACGACCGAGGGTTCTTGTATGAACCAAGAGGCTTCACGAATGTCGAAGATATGAATGAAGCCATCGTACAAAGATGGAATAGCGTGGTTGCGCCCGAGGATACCGTGTATCACCTGGGCGACGGTATGCTGAATGACACTGAAAGGGGAATGGAATTCCTAAAGCGTCTTAATGGTCATATCATTATGATGCGAGGAAACCATGACACAAACCCTCGTGTTAAGGCTTACGCAGACGCTCCAAATGTCGTTGAGTGCGGCAAGTACGCAGATGTCGTGACTTATAAGAAGATTCGCTTCTACATCAGTCATTACCCAACAATGACTTCCAATTTGGAAAAGGGAGCAAGCCTGCGTGAACATACTATCAATCTGTATGGTCACACCCATCAGAAAGATAACTTCTATCAGGATATTCCATTTATGTACCATGTAGGTATGGACTCTCACGACTGCTATCCTGTTGACATTGATACCATCATTGAGGATATTAAGACAAAGGCTGCTGAATGTATCGCAATGCTTGGGGAGAGCGAGGAACAAGAATGAGCCACGCAATCCGACATTTGGACTATCACTGTTCAACAAGTGAGCGAGCAATTCTGAAAGACCTCAACAGTTTTGCTTATGACCCTCAGGAGAGTTGTGGTTACCACGGTAACTTAACTTTCCATAAGGAGCCGGTTTACAAAAACCGAGAGGAAGCCGAAAAGGCGATTGAAAAATTCGATAAAGGTTGGTATGATGACCACGCGGTCAGATACCGCCAAGGTCGAAGAATCTTTTGGTTAGTTAAGTGCGAATGGCACTGCTAATATATGTACTTTGAAAACAAAATATGATAAGAAAAAGGAGAACTAAGAATGGATGTATTGATTCCTATTATTTCCACTGTGGGCATCGCCCTCATCGCAATCGTTCTGGTAATTGTTCTGATTAAGAGCTGCTGGAAGGTTGCTGGCACTAACGAAGTCCTTATCATCTCTGGTATGGGTAAGGTTAAGCGCAAGACTGGCGGCGGTATCTTCGTAATTCCTCTGCTTCAGCGTGTTCAGCGCATGACACTGGAAAACATTCAGGTAGACTTCACTTCTCGTAATGAGATTCCTACTCAGGATGCTATCCATGTGCTCGTTGATGCAGTTGCGAACATGAGCATTTCTCTTGACCCTGCTCGTCAGAGCATCGCGGCAAGCAAGTTTGCTGGCTACACTGTGGCTCAGATTCGAGACATTGTAATTCCTGTTCTCGAAGGTAACATTCGTGAAATCATTTCCCAGACTCGTTTCGAAGATTTGATTCGCGGCGACAAGAAGGCATTCGCTGAGAAGATTCAGGAGAACGTTACTCCTAACCTTGCAGACCTTGGTATCGACCTCACCACTTTCAACATTCAGAACTTCTCTGATAGAAATGGTGTGATTCAGGACCTCGGTGTTGACAACATCGAAAAGATTCGTAAGGAAGCTTCCATCGCAGCTGCTAAGGCTAAGGCTGAGGTTGCTGTAGCACAGGCTCAGGCCGACAAGGACGCCAACGATGCTAAGGTTGCAGCTGCAACTGAGATTGCTCAGAAGCAGACTGAATTCGCAATCCGTAAGGCAGAACTTCAGAAGCAGGCTGACACTGAGCAGGCTAAGGCTGATGCTGCTAAGCAGATTGAGGCTGAGAACCAGCGTAGAGAGCAGGAAATTGCAACCGCTAACGCTAACCTTGCTCGTCAGGAGAAGGAAATCGAGCTCCAGGAACGTGCCGTAGCCATCAAGGAAAAGGCACTGGAAGCTGAAATCAAGAAGACTGCTGAAGCTAAGAAGTACGCTGAACAGCAGGCTGCGGACGCCGCTCTGTACAAGACTCAGAAGGCCGCTGAGGCTGACCTCTTCGAGCGTCAGAGACTGGCAGAAGCTGCTAAGATTGAGGCAGAGAAGAAGGCTGAAGCTGACCTGGCTCTCGCTCAGGCAGAAGCTGCAGCTAAGAAGGCTCTTGCAGATGCAGTTCGTGCACAGGGTGAAGCAGAAGCTGCTGCGGCACAGGCAAAGGGTCTCGCTGAGGCTGAAGCCATCAAGGCTAAGCTCCAGGCTGAGGCAGACGGTCTTCGTGAGAAGGCTGAGGCTATGAAGCAGTACGGTGACGCTGCTATGGCAGACATGCAGATGCAGGCCATCAAGACTTACTTCGAGCAGCTGCCTGAAATCGCTCGTGCGGTTGGTGAAGGCTACCAGGGCGTTGACAAGATTGTCATGCTGGGTAATGACTCCGGTCAGCTCGCTGGCAACATCATGAGCACTACTACTCAGATTTCTGAGGGTATGGCTGAGTCCTTGGGTATCGACCTTAAGACTCTGCTCACTGGTATGCTCGGCGCTAAGATTGTTACCAATGGTGAGAACAACTAACGCATAATACATATAGTCCCCAGGGCGCAAGCCTTGGGGATTTTTCATACCATTTTTTCTTCGTGACCACCCTTGACGACCGTTGTCGTCAAAAAATCGCCCATAGGAAAAAAATTTCCAAATAGTGCCCATTTGACTTTTCCTATATTTTTTGGTATAATATAAATATAAATCTATAAAGGAGGTTATTCATATGACTAAGTTAGACCCAATTTTTACCTGGGATGAAGAGGTTGGATACGCAACTTGTACTTTGACTGATGCTACTACTGGTAAAACTTATGTTGGAACTGCGGCATGTCATCCAGATGATTCAGACATGATGAGCGAGAAGACTGGTTGCGAACTTGCATACCGTCGCGCAAGAATCAATGCTCTTCGTGGTCATAGGGATGAACTCAAGTGCGAGTTAAATGCCTTGAACAGGCTTTATTACAATATGAAACACAGTTCTCGTTTTAATCCCAGAGGCTATGAAAATATTATGTTACAAAGACACATTCGCATGACTGAAAATGATTTAGCTACAGCTAAGAACATCATAGCTACAGAACTGCAAAACCTATACGAGATTATCGACGAAAAAGAAAAATTTTATACCCGTGTCCGTTTAAGAAGAATGGCCAAAGCCCAACAATCTTTATTCTTTGAATCTTAAGTAGGAATGAAAGAAATTTCAAAGGGGTGATTTTCTATATCTGTGTTACTATATTTTTTAGCAGGTATGTTATTCGCGTCATTCCTATGGCCTATTCTTGATGCACTCGCAACTGTCATTATGACATGGCTTGAGGTATTGAAAGGTAAACTTTCAGTTAAATTGGCTTTAATGCAAAAGGATGTTCAAGACAAACTTACACCAGAAGAGCCGCCTAAACGCCAGATTGGCTTTTGCGTCCCTGCACCAGTAGAGGTAGAAGAAGAAGACGAGGAGGACTACGATGATTAACTTTTATGATACAAGCAGCCTACTACTAAAGGTAGATAGTCTGTTTGAAGAAAATATCCCATTTGCGATTTCATCCATTACACTTGATGAGCTTGAAAATATCAAGACCTCATCTAACAAAGACCAAGAGGTCAAATATGCGGCTCGTAAACTATTACATATGTTAGACGAAAACATCGGGAAGTTTAAAATCGTTATTTTTAAGGAAAAAATGCTCATTCCCATCCAGGAGGCAGAATTAACCATTACTAACGATAGTAAAATTCTCGCATGCGCCATTGATTGCGCAAAGGGCGATGAAGTATGTTTTTATACTAATGACCTCGCTCTGAAAACTATCGCAAGAATTTTCTTCGCAGACGTAGCAAGTGTTAACGAAGATAATGAGGACGATTACACTGGTTTCGTAGAAGTTTCTTTAAACAATGACGAAATGGGTGAGTTTTACTCTAACTTTAATGAAAACCGCTTCAATCTTCTTCCAAATCAATATCTAATTGTTAAGGAGAAAGATGGTGGAGAAATCGTAGATAGACTTTGTTGGACTGGTGAAGCTTATCGTCACCTCGATTACCAAACATTTAATTCTAAGTGGTTTGGAGATGTTCGTCCGATGAAGGGGGATGTCTATCAAGCTTTTGCGGCTGATAGTTTAGCTAATAATCAAATTACCATGTTAAAAGGCCCAGCTGGCTCTGGTAAGACTTATTTAGCTCTTGGTTTCCTTTTAAATCGTCTTGATAAAGGCAAGTTGGATAAAATCATTGTGTTCTGTAATACTGTAGCGACTAAGAATTCCGCTAAGTTAGGATTCTATCCTGGAACCCGTGATGAAAAACTTTTGGATTCACAAATCGGAAACCTGTTAAGTAGTAAATTCGGAGGTAAGATTGAGGTAGAAAGAATGATTCAAGAAGAGAAACTTGTTCTTTTACCAATGTCTGACATTCGTGGATATGATACAACTGGCATGCGCGCTGGCATTTATATCTCCGAAGCCCAGAATTTAGATATTTCACTCATGAAGCTCGCTCTCCAACGTATTGGAGAAGACAGCATTTGTATTATTGATGGTGACTGCAAGACTCAGGTTGATAGTATTGAGTTTGCTGGTGCTAACAATGGTATGAAACGAGCTTCTCGCGTCTTTAGAGGTTCAGATATTTATGGAGAGGTAACTCTTAAGAATATCCATCGTTCAAAGATTGCGATGATTGCTGAAAATATGTGATAATTAGACCAAGTGGCAATAAAGCCACTTGGTTTTTTTATGCACAAATTTAAGAAGGGAGAATAGACTAAAATGGCTATTAAAACTTTTGTTAAGGGTAGTTCTACTCAACTTAGTTCAAACTTCAAATCCACAGAGTTTGATTGCCACGGTTCAGGATGTTGCTCTTCTACACTTGTCGATGACAAGCTCGTAACTTATTTACAACAGATTAGAGAGCATTTTGGCAAACCTGTCAATATTAGTTCTGGTTATAGATGTGCAACCCATAACAAAAATGTAGGCGGCGCAACTGGTTCTCGCCATGCAAAAGGTCAGGCCGCAGATATCTACATCACTGGAGTAACTCCTGCAGAAATTGCAAAATACGCAGAGAGTATTGGAATCCTCGGTATTGGATTATATGAAACCAATAGCGATGGATTTTTTGTTCATGTGGACACAAGAACCACTAAATCTTTCTGGTACGGCCAAAATGAAGCTTCTCGCTCAACATTTGGAGGTACTACTGTGGCAACTGATACTAAGATTGATACAAGCGCAGTAAATACATCTGCGGCAGACCCTAAAGTAATCTGGGATTATTTTAAGGCAAAAGGTCTTAATGATTATGGTATTGCTGGTTTAATGGGTAACCTTTACGCTGAGTCTGGCTTGAAACCTACTAATCTTCAAAACACTTACGAGAAAAAATTGGGATATACTGATGCTGAATATACAGCCGCAGTTGACCAGGGTAAATATACCAATTTCGTAAAGGATAGCGCAGGATATGGATTAGCTCAATGGACCTATTGGTCTCGTAAGCAGAATCTTTTGAACTATGCAAATTCCGTTAACAAGTCAATTGGTGACTTAAATATGCAGCTTGATTTTTTATATAAAGAATTAAGCGAAGGGTACAAAAATTCAGTTCTCAAGGTGCTTTGCGAAGCTACTTCTGTATTGGAGGCATCTAATAGTGTTCTCTTGAAGTTCGAAAGACCAGCAGACCAAAGCGTAACTGTTCAAAATAAACGCGCAAGCTATGGTCAGAAGTACTATGACTCATATGCTTCAAGATCAGCAAACACGACTACTGGAACTAATACTGGAGGTAATAAAATGAAGTACAACTCAAGTAATAAGCCATTAGTATGTATGATGACTAACTCTACATGCTATAAAGGAACTCGTACAATGAATGTATTGGGTGTACTTTGGCACAGCACAGGTGCAAATAACCCAACCCTTAAGAGATACGTTCAACCAAGTTCTAATGATAAAAACTATGTTGAACTTATGAAACTTTTGGGAACTAATAATAACAAAAATGACTGGAACCACATTGAACGTCAAGCTGGTCTTAACTGCTGGATTGGTAAGCTTGCCGATGGAACTGTTACTACTGTTCAGACAATGCCTTGGAACTATCGTCCATGGGGTTGCGGCAGTGGCTCTAAAGGTTCTTTAAATGACGGATGGATTCAGTTTGAAATTTGTGAAGATTCTTTAAATAGTAAAGAATATTTTGAAACTGTTTATAAAGAAGCTTGCGAAATTACTGCTTACTTATGTAAGATGTATAATTTAAATCCAAAAGGAACTGTAACTAAGAATGGAGTTAAGGTTCCTGTTATTACTTGCCACTGTGAGTCTCATGATTTAGGTTTTGGTTCTAATCATGGTGACGTAATGCACTGGTTTAGAAAATATGGTAAGGATATGGATGATGTTCGTAACGATGTAGCGAAGTTGTTAAATGACTCTGGGAGCACTACTGTTACCCCAGACCCTGAAAAACCAACCGCTGGTGAAATGTATAGAGTTCGTAAGAGCTGGACTAATGCAGCTTCTCAAAAAGGTGCTTTTACCTCTCTTGCAAATGCTAAGAAATGCTGTGACCAGGCTGGTGATGGATATTTCGTTTACAACTCAAAAGGCGTACAGGTATATCCTAACAAAATCGAAACTGTTACTCCGCCTGCTGCAACCGAAGGATTAAAGGTGGGCGACACTATTAAGCTCGTTGAAGGAGCTACATATTCAACTGGTCGTAATATTCCAGCTTGGGTATTTAAGAGTGTTCTCTATGTAAGAGAAATCCGCAATGATGAAGTTGTGTTCTCTACTTTGAGAACCGGCGCTATTACTGGCGTAGTTAAGAAGAGTTCTATCGTAGGTCAGACAACTTCTAATTCTTCTACCTCTGAATTTAAATCATATTTAGTAAGAATTACTGCTGATATTTTGAATGTTCGTTCTGATGCAGGAACTAACTTTAAAGTTAAAACTCAAGTTAGAAAGGGTGAGGTTTACACTATCGTTGCTGAAAAGAACGGTTGGGGTAAACTCAAATCTGGAGCTGGTTGGATTAGTTTAAACTACACCAAGAGGGTGTAATTAAAGGAGGTCCTATATGGCTGTATTAATCGGACATGCAAGTATAGATGAAAACGGAAAGGGCGCTGGCGGTCAAGCTGGCGACCAGACCGCTAAAGAAGTTTGCACAAGAAACTGGTATAATAAAGACTGGAATGTTTTAATTAGATGTACTGACCCTGAAATTGCTGAAAAAATGGCAATTGCAATGGAACAAGCTTGTGCAAATAAACATATTGGTTATGACCAGTGGAATCGTAATACTCTTTATGCTCAGCTTAAAAAAGTTGGGTTAGATATGTCAAAAGTTTCTGTAGATTGTGAGTGCGACTGTAGCTCATTAGTTTCTATGTGTGCAATTTGTGCAGGCGTTAGTGCTGATATCTTATATGCAGGCGGAAACATGAGAACCACTCGTAATATGAGAACTGCTTTTGCTAATACTGGTAAATTCCAAATTTTAACTGATAGTAAATATCTTACAAGCGATGCTTATTTGCAACGCGGCGACATTCTTGTAAAAGAGAATAGTCATACTGTTCTTGTTCTTTCTAATGGCGCAAAAGCTGACGTTTCTTCTGGTAAGATTGAACCAGTAGCACCAATTGAAAACAAAGAATACTGCGGCAAGGGCATTGGTACCGCTACCGCTTTAGACTATATGAATGTAAGAACTGGCCCTAAAACTTCTTATAAGATTATTGGTACTGTTAACAAAGGTGCTAAAGTTGAAGTTTTAGAAAGAACTTCTGCTGGTTGGTATAAAATCGTATGGCCTGGTGCTGGTTGCGGATATGCTTATGTAAGTAACGCAAACAATAAGTATTTCAGCTATGTTGCGAATGCATCTACTGGAAATTCTCTTCCATATATAGTTCGTATTACCGCAAGCGCGCTAAATGTTCGTGCAGGTGCTGGCACTACATATAAAATTAATACTGTAGTACATAAGAATGAAGCTTATACCATCGTAGAAGAAAAAGCTGGATGGGGTAAGTTAAAATCTGGCGCAGGATGGATTAGCTTGAAATACACTAAGAAGGTGTAAAAATGGCTGAAAATAAGAAACCACAAACATATGCAGAAAGATATGCTACATATGCGTCTTCTCAAAGAGTAACTGAGTCTAAGTCTCGCAGACGCTCTACAACAAAGAAGAATAAAAAGCACACTCAAGAATTTTCCAAGTGGCTTTTGGTCCAAGAAACTGCTTTAATTTGGCTTGTTACTATAACTTTCTTGGTTTTAGCTTTTATCTGCATTAAAAATCAATATTTTGGTGAACTTCCTTGGTTAACTGCTATGGCAGCGTTTCCATGGACGGCATATGGAGTAAGCCAAGCATTCTATTATAAGAAAGCAACAGCTGAAAACACCAAAAACGGAATTAAATATGAAACAACTCTGGCAGAATACACTCCAGACGACTTGGCAATGATGAGTGGAAATAACGACCCACTTGATGAAAACGCCGCAGGTTAATATTGGGGCCCTTAGGATTTTTGTCCTAAGGGCCTTTTTCTATTTGTCTGGCTTGTCATTTAGAATTTAGCTTGATTTTTTTCAAAAAATTTGGTATAATATATATGTAAAGAAAAAATCTCAACAAATTTGAAAGGAGTATTCTATGGTGTCTAATTATGGTGTAAATGACATTAAGACACTTGAAGGTATCGAGGCGATTCGACTAAGACCTGGTATGTATATCGGTAGTATCGGACCTGAAGGTGTCAGACACATCACACTGGAAATCATTTCTAATGCAGTTGACGAATATCTTAACGGACATTGTACTATGTGTTCCATTACAGTAGGAGCAGACAATAGCATTACGATTGCAGATAATGGTCGTGGTGTTCCGTTTGGTAAAGCTGAAGATGGAAGTGAAACACTGGTAAATGTTTATACAAAGTTGCATACTGGTGCGAAGTTTGATAGTTCGGGTAAAACTGGCTATAATACTTCTGGTGGTATGAACGGTGTTGGTGCAAAAGCAACTAACGCTCTTTCAAAAACTTTCACTGTGACTTCTACTCGTGATGGTAAGAAGGCCGTTGCAAAGTTTGCAAAGGGCGAATTAATTAGTTACAACGAAAGTGCGACTAAAGAAACTACAACTGGCACAACTGTATCATATATCCCAGATGCAGAAATTTTCAAAGAAGGTATTGAACTTGATTATACCGCTTTGAGAAAACAGATTCAGGAGTTGGCATATCTTTCTCCTGGTATGGTTTTCATGTTGAATTTCAAAGACAAAGAGGAAACCATCACTTCACAAAGAGGTATTCAAGATTACATTAGCGACTTAAATAAAGGCAAAACAACACTTACTTCTGTTTTCTATACAGAAAATGTTGAAGACAGACTCGGTGTTAAAATTGCAATGCAGTATAATGATTCTTATACAGATATGTATAGACTTTATACTAACTCTATTCCTAATACTGGCGGTACACATTTAACTGGCTTCAGAACTGCATTGACTTCTTCTATTAATGAATATGCAAGAGAAAAAGGTCTTTTGAAAGAGAAAGATGCAAATATTTCTGGTGAAGAGCTTAAGGAAGGACTTGTGTTGGTTCTTTCATTTATTATGCCCGACCCAGTTTTCTCTGGTCAGACTAAGGAAGTGTTAAGTTCTGGCGAGGCTCGTGGTGTTGTACAGAGATTGGTTTCTAAGGAAATCAAGATTTGGTTAGATAGTAACCCAAAAGACGCAAAAGCTATCGTAGATAAGGCTCTTCTCGCTCGTGCGGCCCGTGAAAAGGCGAAGAAAGCGAAAGAGACTGTGCGTAAAACTGACAGTAAGAAACGTGCGGTTCTGCCTGGTACGCTCGCTGATGCAAGCTCAAAGAACAGAGCAGAATGTGAAGTTTTCATCGTAGAGGGTAAATCCGCTGCTGGTTCAACTAAGGAAGCAAGAAATAGACTTACACAGGCAGTTTTCCCTGTTCGTGGTAAGATTTTGAATGTTTTGAAAGCAGATTTGCATAAAGCCCTACAAAATGCAGAAATCAATGGCATGGTTGATGCATTTGGTTTGGAAATTAAAGATGGTAAAGTAATTGTTGATGAAAGTAAGTTGCGTTATGGTAAGATTGTTATTACCGCAGATGCTGATGTTGACGGTTCTCATATCCGAGCTTTGTTCTTAACTTTCATTTGGAAGTTTGCGCCAGAGCTAATCCAGAAGGGTTATATTTATGCGGCAGTTCCTCCTTTGTATAAGGTTACTATGGGAACTAAGATTCAATATTTGAAAGATGATGCTGCTCTTGAAGCTTTCAGAAAGTCTACATCCAAGAGCTTCGAACTTGGTCGTATGAAAGGTCTTGGTGAGATGGACCCTCATGAGATGGCTGAAACTGTTATGAGTCCAGAAACAAGAACTTTAAAACAGATTACAATGGATGATGCAGAGGGTGCGGCTCGAGTATTCTTGAGTCTTATGGGCGAAAGTGTTGACCCTCGTAAGAAATTCATTGAAGAAAATGCATGGAGGGCCAATATCGATGTTTGATGTAACTAAGATTTCATATGCACCCGGAGATATTCTTATCTTCGCGGTGGATATGGACACATATGATGTAGAAGAGTGTGGAAACATCTTCGAATCTTTGAAAAAGCAAGCGCCTGATGTAAAGGTTGTTTTTGTACCTGATGATTTTATTGAAGAGATTTTGGTTTTGAATAAGCAGTTTTTAGCTTATGATACTAACACTCTTACAATTACAACTCCAAGTTCATATCCTGCTTATTTAACAAATATTATGAACTCTGATTCTACTGCTGGTGTTTGTTTAACAAGTGAAGGAGAAACAAAGACATGGTAATTTACACAGATGGAAGTTGCAATGGAAACGGAAAAGCTGTCAACTCTGGCGGCTTTGGGGTGGTAGTACTTGACAATGATGAAAATTTAGTATATACTTATAGTAAGAGATGTGAAAATACTACTAATAATAGAGAAGAGTTAAAAGCTATTTTATATGCTATGTTAAATCATGGAGTAAATACTAATAAATATGAGTTTAGTCAAATAGAACCTCCTATTGTTTATAGTGACTCTGCATATTGTGTAAATACTTTTAATCAATGGATGTTTAGTTGGGCAAGAAATGGCTGGCTAAAATCAGATAATAAAACCCCAGAAAATATGGATTTAATTCAAGCTTATTATGATTGGTATCAAAAAGGCTATAGAATTGATTTAAGAAAAGTAAAAGGCCATGCAGGACATAAGTGGAATGAAATGGCTGACAAACTTGCTACTGGAGCATTGAAAGGAGATAAATAATGGGCGAAATAATTTGTACTCCAATTACAGATGAAGTCGAACAGAGTATGCTCGATTATGGTATGAGTATCATTACCGATCGCGCACTCCCTTCCGCTGAAGACGGTTTGAAGCCTGTTAACAGAAGAATCTTGTATGATATGTTCGATAAAGGATATATGAATAACAAGAAGTTTGTTAAGTGCGCTCAGCCTGTTGGTGACACAATGGGTCGTTTCCATCCTCATGGAGACAGTTCGATTTATGGTGCATTGGCATGGATGTCCCAAGAGTGGAATATGAGATATCCGCTGATTGCATGGCATGGAAATAATGGTAGCCGTGATGGTGATGAACCTGCGGCTTACAGATATACAGAATGTAAGCTTTCCAAGATTGGTGAGGAAATGCTTGCAGATATTAAAAAGAATACTGTCGATTGGCAAAATGCATATACTGATGAAGAGCAAGAACCGGTCTATTTGCCGGGCCGCATTCCTAACTTAATTGTGAATGGCACTTCTGGTATCGCATGGGCAATGGCTTGTTCTTTTGCACCTCATAATTTGACTGAGGTTATGAATGCAGCGATTCATGTTTTGGAGAATCCAGAGTGTCCAGTTAAGGATGTATTGAATTACATTCAGGGACCGGATTTCCCAACAGGTGGATTGGTTGTAAACAAAGATGAACTTCCTTCTGCTTACTTGACCGGTAAAGGTAGAGCAAGAATTCGTGGAGAATATAAGATTGAAAGTGATAGAAAAGGCGATTCAATCGTTTTCACTTCGATTCCTTATAAGGTTTCCAAGGAAGTTTTGACTGTTAAAATTGATGAACTTTGTAATGAAGGTAAGATTACTGGAATCGCAACAATTCGTGATGAAAGTAATAAAGATGGAGTTCGTTTTGTAATTGAATTGGAAAAAGGCGTAAGTGCTGAACCAGTAGTGCAGAAATTGTTTAAGTTGACTCCTCTGGAGAATACTTATAGTTTCAATCAGGTGGCGCTTGTCGATAAAAAGCCAGTTCTGGTTAATATGAAACAGCTCTTGGAGAGCTATATTGAACATCAACGTGATGTTTTGTTAAGAAAAACTCAGTTTGATTTGGATAAAATCAAAGCGAGAATCCATATTTTAGAAGGACTTTTGATTGCGCTTGAGGATATTGATAATGTTATTGCATTGATTAAGAAGTCTGAAAGTGCGGCAGCTGCTAAGACGAACTTGATGACCAAGTATAATCTGAGTGAGGCCCAGGCAAAAGCAAT